CATATAACTGTGAGCAACAAAGAAGCGGTTGACTGATGTGCTGTCAACGTCAACAACGGTTGATGGATCTGCCATCTTAGGATCGTCAACAGAAGCAAGCGGCATGTTGTTCTGGTCAAGCTGACCGCTGAGCTCCGCAGCTGCAGTCGAGAGCTCGCCGTTCCAATCCTCAGCATTTGCGAGGTTGCCACCTATGAAGGTCCGCTGTGTGTACTGTCTGGGCATTAGCTCTTCGCTCCTGGGGCACGGACATTCGGTGTCTTCACGCTGCCACCGATGAAGTTGATCTGGTACTTGACAATCTGCATGTGATTCGAAGACAGGATCCTGAACTGAAACTGAGAGACAAGCCCTGTGTTGACATCCCAGCGAAGCCGTGTGACTCTGGGCTCCTCCCACTTTGACTTGTCCCAGGTTGCAATATTTGACTGCTTCACAGTTGTGGCAAGGGCAGGTGAGTAGGTTGCCTGCTCAGAGGTGCCACCAAGGTAGTCGCCCACCTGGATTGGAACAAGGCCCGCGCTGCTGAAGCTGTAGCCCCAGTCCTGTGCCCACTGCAGCTCAATCGGATTGTTGCCCTCGGTGATAACCTCCATCTCAACAGACAGGATCCGCTTCTTGACGGAGTCATCACCAAAGTCGTACCACGTTGAGGTCCAAGTGCTCTGTCCCTGCGCTTTGGGAGTAGGTGTCAGAGTGTAAGCTCCCTGTGGAGTCACCGTGATTGCGAAGTCATCCCCCCAGAACGTCCGTCCGCTCCACACCTGCAGTCCCAGACCTGGATAAGCTCTACTCAAAGTTGGGAAAGAGGAGTTGTACTGAGGTGAGGTGCCAAGGATGAAGTATCCGCTCTGATCTGTGGCGATCTGGCTGAAATTCCAGACATGGTTCTCGTCCTGGTCCTCACCTGCACCGCGGAAGGACCACTGCTCATTGATGATGTTCCAGCATGCACCGCGTGTGTTCTCAGTGCCACCATCGACTGGATACATGCACCAGTACTCCTTCTCGCGGTCCGAGTAGGAAGCACATGCACGAGCAAGAGCATTGGTGGAGGTGCGTTTCATCTCCTTCTCAATTGTCTGTGACATGTTCTGAATTTCGAGTGAGGCACCACCACGTAGACCGCCCTTGATCATCCAGAATCCGTCCTTGTTGAGGAACATGATGCCGTAGCCTGGGATGAGCTTGATGCTGTTGGTTGCCGTCGTGCCGCAGTCCTTCTTGATTGTCGTGCAGGTGAAGCCATCACCGGTGGAGTTGGTGAAGACGGCATCGATAGAGCGTTCCCTGAAGACAAGCAGCACATCGTAGTAGGGATAGAGAGCAGTGATGTGGCCACCATCACGTACACCGACATCGAATGTGTTGAAGGCTGGGAACTGCTCAGGCAGACCTTGCGCTGAGTAGATGATCTGCGTCGGAGTGCTCTCGCCACCGGCAAGCCAGAAGGTGCCGTTCCACGCTGCACCGTACTTGTAGCTTGTGCTGATGGTGACAGAGTCGTTGATACCAGGAGCTGCAAGCGTCAGCTGGTTATCAGGAAGGACGTCAACAAATGTCGTGGTGTTGTTCTCATCGATCTGGGCAAGGAAGAAGTAGACATCGCCACTTCCTGAGATGCCGTCCTTCTTGTTCTTTGTGCGGTAGATCCGACGAGCAACTGTACCGTTCGGACCTGGATCTAATCCAGCCAGCATGACACCGTACTTGCGCTGGTTTGCTTGCGCAGCATCAGTGGATCCACTTGGAATGATCCAGCCGATAGTGCAAGGTGGGCTGAGCGGTGACTCAGATCCTGTGTCAGTGACGTAGGTCTGACGGTAGGAGTAGGTGTTGACTGATCCACCAGAGGGATCACCGAGACCAAGCTGGCTCGACGCAACAAACTGGATTGAGACACCTGACAGCGTGTTGTTGGTTGCGCTGCCAGCAGGAGGATTGGTCTCGCTGCTGTTGTAGTCCATCTGAAGCTCAATGGGCGTCAGGGCAGGAGGCAGCTGGTAGAAACCAAACTGCGTTGTGCGTGCCCTGCCCCAGAACTTGAGCATGTTATCGTAGCCATTCAGCATCGCAACAAATCGGCCATAGGGAACAGCCTGAGTTCCAGGATCATCCGAGCGTGGGATGTTGCGATCCTTGTCAAGGATGATCTTGTTCGTTGTTGCAGTGCCTTGATTGCCAAACTCGTAGAACAGGTTTCCGTTGCGTTCCTGGAGGTAGTACTCCTCGCTGCCCTGGTGGCGCTGGAGAACGGTCAGGAATCGACAGGGCTGGTAGAGATCCTGGATCTCAGTGATTGTCGGATTGAACGGGCTTGGATACGGGATGAGAGGTTCCCAACCACGATCGTTCCGCCAGCCACCGCTTCCATCATAGCGGTAGTTCTGCACAAGCGCAGCAGCGTTTGATCCTGGAAAGTATCGTTGATCAACGCCGCCGGCAACCTGCTCAGGTAATGTGTTGCTGTTCATTAGTTGAGCCTGCGGAGAGAGTTAGGATCGAACGGCGATTGCATGCGACCACGACTGCCAAACTGCTGCCGGATGAGAGTCGTATCGATCGAGTCGACATACCGCTTCTGGAAACGCTTGATCGCCTCCTCGTACTTCTTGTTGTAGTTCTGTGCCTGGCTCAGGTTGTCATGCTTCGAGTAGATGTCGTGCAGGACCTTGTAGACAATCAGAGCGTGGAACTCGATGGGGAACTCAGGAGTGTCGGTCTGCAGTCCGAGACGGAAGGGCTTCCTGTAGTAGCGCAGCTCCCACTGGCGGAACTGGCGCTCAACCGCATCATTGACAGGATTCTCACCTGCTGAACCTGCAACAAACAGGTAGACGAAGTCTGAGCCGATCGGGCGTGGATAAGGCCTGAAGCGGAGGTGGAGACCGTCATAGTCGATGTAGCGCTTGTTGCCAGGATTCAACTGAGTCAGGCTGACAATGTTGTAGAAGTCCACAGTGTCAAGGACACGGACCGCATCAGGCTCTGTGTCAAGGCCAGGTGTGCCAGGTGCAACGAACGTGCTGCCAAGCGTCACCTCTCGCCAGACCGGAAGGCCTGCCAGACGGACACCAGTCGTGCGGTTGAAGTTCTGGTTGAAGTAGATCCGCTTACGGAGACCTTCGAACTGGTTCATCACCTGATCGGTCGCATCGGCGTAGGCAGGAGCTGCAACAGCGATACCGTCCCAGGTCCTGAACTTTATCTCAAAGGCGTTGTTCTGCCCGGTTGTGACGGCAATCTGCGGTTCACTCAGCGCACCAACTTTCATGCCGCCGTCGGTCTCAAATGCCCAGCAAAATTCCATGTAAGTGCCAAGGGGGATCGATGCGCCACCGACTGTTGTGCCAGTTGCACCGACAACCTCAGCAGCCGGGACGTTGCTTGTGCCGTAGGGGATGTAAGCTTCTGAGTAGAAGGAGGTGAAGTCCTCGCGGAGGTTGAGGTCCTCCTCACGACGGGCTGTGATGCCACGAACTGGACCGTAGGGCGGGATCTTACCGACAGCCGGTGTGTCCTTGTGCACGAGACCAAGTATCTCGATGGCATCGGCTGGCAGGTCGTAGAAGCGGTGCTTGAAACGCCATGTGACGTCATCAACATCGCTTGTGCCGCGGAAGGGCTCGCGAAGTCGGATCTGCGTTGAACTAATTACTTGATCGATGAAGTAGTCACGGCTCTGGATCTCTATGATCTGTCCTTCCCACTGGTAGGGAAAAGATTCAAGGGCTCGGATGGCGCCGCTGAAGGAAACAAGGCGGCGGTTGTTGAGAACGTTTGCGTTCTTGGTGGTGCCATCAGGCTGAAGGGGGACGATGTCAGGCCAGATGTCAAGGAAGATGACCTTCTGTGCCCACCGCCAGCGCTTCTCCGTCCAGATGGCGTTGTAAGCGTCGTTGATGAGGATGTCAAGCTGCTCGTTGTAGGTCGTCAGCTCAGGTGAGTAGTCCGTGATGGACTTTATTTTGTTACGTATCTCTGTCAGATTCACGGCTTGCTCCTCATCTAATTATACTGCAAATTGCAAAAGCGGGCGGCTCCCTCAATAAAAGGAGCCGCCCGACTTTATTGGATCAGATGCCGTTCTTAAGGACGTAGATCTTGAGGGGACCAGCCGCGGCTATTGTCTCAAGAGCGTAGCCAACCACGTGACCGATGTTTGCGGCGGTGTTAACCATGCAAGCACCAGTTCCACCGGCGGTGTCAAGCACCACTGGATCGCCTACTGCGCAGCCAACAGTGGCAAGAGGAACCGCAGCGGCAGGACCACGAACGATAACCTTGACGAACTGAGGCGAAGTGGCAGTGCCAGTCACAGACTCGGCAGCAACACCGACCACAATCTTCCTTACAGGGGCAGAGTTGAAGTCAGCGGTGATGACGGTGGCAGCCGTGAGACCGCCTGATGCGTCGGTCGCAATCTTGGCGGCGTCGACTGCAACAAGCTGGCCTGCGGTAATGGCAGTCTCGGTGAGGAACGTCTCAACCTGCAGGCGGTTGAGAGGAGAAGTGCCTAGCTGAGTATCGGCACCAGTGGTGACCGACTTGCCAGTTGTCTCGAGATAGTTGAGGATATTGGTAGTTGCCATGATTAGAAAGCCTCCCCGTTGAAGAGTAGAGCGCAGCTGGCAAGGTTGTCAGCGATGAGCTGGCCCTTCCAGTAGATCTGCGCCGAACGAGCAGTCGTGCCGGGAATGTACTCGAACGGAGAGACCACAAGGTCGCCGTCGGAGTGCATAACCATCTTGATGCCGTCGAAGTTGATGAAGTACATGGTGGCTGCGTTACCGGCACCGTTGACAGTGGCGTCAGGCATGAACACATCCTGGACGACCGCGGCATTGCCGAAGGCGAGGGACATGTAGCCGGCGTTCAGCTGCTTCTCGTCGATGTAGCGCTCCTGAGTGAAGAGGGCGCGACGGTAGTTGGCGTAACCAGCCTCGGAGGCGAGGACAAGCTTCACATCGCCCATCGGGGCGCGGGCGCTCGTCTCAGCTGCGATCTGGTGCATGCCACGGATACCGTTGGTACCGAAGGCGGCACCGGCATCGAAGATGCGGTTGAAGAGACCGTTGCCGTCAGGAACCAGGGAGCGAGCGAGACCGCCCACAGCGTTGGTCTGGCCGGCCGCAGTGGGAGCGCCCTGCTCGAGGAAGCCCGTCGCGCTGAGGACACCGTTGAGAGTCCCGAGGGAGGTGAGCACGGCAGAGTTACCAGCCACAAGCTGACGGTTGATCTCCCTGCGGAGAAGCCCCATCACGTTGCGCATACGAGCTTCGACAATCTTGACGATCGCCTTCTCGCCGCTGTTCTCAAGCTCTTCCTTCTTCGTGATGACGATCGGCGCCACGAAGTCAGACCACTCGTAGAGGGCGGGCTGCATGACGTCCTGCACCGCGAGGGAGACAGGCTCGTAACCGGTGGCAAGCTGAGTGATGGTCGAGTGGTTGCTGACGGCGAGGGGGCGCTGGATCTTGATCCCGCCGTCCTCGTATTCGATACCACCGAGTTTCTTCGCAAAGTCGAGGAAGGGAACGCGCTGGAAGAGCTCATCCACCTCGCCATCACGAATGCTGAACAGCGTAGAGCTGAGCAGTTCATTGGAAATAGGCATAGTTTGTTTTCCTTATAGTTCTAAGATTTAGTAAGACGCAGAATTGCTCTTACTGAGGTGAGAGAATCTCGATTGCCGACGGCGCCGGTCCGCTTTCCACAGAGTCCACAGCAGTTGACCTTTCGGTTCTGAGGTGGCAGTCGGGAGAAGTTGCACTGTTTATCATACATATGGAGGAGCGCTGAGTAATGTCATTGCTCCCACATATTTTTTGTAAATTATCTTCCACCGTTGGCCTTGTGGTACTGGTAAGCAGTCCACGCGTCCTTGAACTTCGGCGGTTCACCGTTGCGAACAGCGGTCCCGGTGCTTGTCTTCTTGAGAGTCTCACGCTGGATCTGCTTTGCAGCATCGGTCTGCTGACGACTCACCTGGCCCTTCACAATGAAGTAGGCATCCTCGAGTTTGAGCTCAGGACGCTCCATCAGCATCCTTGCAACCGGCATACGGATGTCATCCGAGACAAGATCAGGATGCTGGGCCTTGAAACTGTCGAGTGAAACCTGCCGACGCTGGGCCTCAAGGTCCTGCTGGAGGGGAGTGAGCATCTGCTGCATCATCTCGGCAGCCTGCTTGTTGATCCGCTCCTGGAGTCCCTCATCGCTCCAAGCATCGTGCTGGAGTGGAGCAGCGGCCTGAGCACGGACACTCTGCGCCCACTCACTCTCGGTCATAAGCTGCCTGTCACGCAAGAGCTGGGCCCTCTCGGCCTCGAGTTCGCGGCGTGCATCAGCAAGTTCCTGCGTCTTTGTGGTGTAGCTTGCACGCAGGTTGCCAAGAAGCTTGCGCCCGTTCTCTGGGAGATGCTCAAGGATCTTCTTGTAGTCGGGCAAGCCCTTGTGGCCGCCCTTCAGCTCAGGATGGTCGTCATACTGGCTGCCTGTGAGCTCATCGAGGGAGAGATCGAGGTCCTCCTCTGCTCCCCCTGCAGTGCTCACAGATTCATTTGTGTCCGATGCCCCTGGAGCACCATTGATTCCCGTATTGAGTGTCTGCACGGGCGCGCCAGTGGTGCTGGAAGCGGTCTGTGCAGGTGCCGTGGTCGGCGTGGCTGCTGTGGTTGACATATTAGCTCATTCTCTCCATCATTAGTTTGTCCATATCCTCGGAGCCCATCTCCTCAGACATCCCTTCCTCATCTTCCTCTTCCTTTTCAGGAGCAGATTCGCTCACCTTGCGGAGAAGGAAGCGCTTGAAGCCTGGGCTCTTCGCTGCCATGCCAAGTCGGCCGGCAAGAGCCTGCAGTCCGTTGTCATCGACAACAATCTTCATGTCGATCATCGCATCCTCAGGCAGGATACCAGCATCGATCGCATCAGCCATCGCCCTGCTGAACATCGTGAGGAGACGGACAAACTCTGGGGGCAGGGATGTGATCGTCGCACTGCCAAAGCGGTCATACTTGTCCTCGAGTCCGAAGAGCGGCAGCAGACGATTGGTGGCTTCAACAAGACTATTGAGCGCCTTGCCGGTGAACTTGCCCTTTGGGGACGACGCACCGTAGAGCTCATCCTCACTCTCCTCAACCTCTCCCTGACGAGTCATCGCCTGGGCACGCATCTTCTCGAGTTCCATCTTCTCATCCGGTGTCATATCATTCTCCTGTCTTTAGGTCGTGTTCGGCTGCTTGCTTCAGCATCTCATGGGCAGGGAATGTTTCCGAAACAGCTCGGACCTTATCCCCATCAAACTTCTTCAGGTTGTCTCGGTAGGACTGTGACATTGCGTCCAGGCCGTCACGATCATTCTTCGCTTTCGTCATGTAGTCATTGTAGAAGTTCTCACCGCCAAGATCCTTCTCGTTGACGTAGCCACGGGAGCGCATGATGGTCTCCTCCTCGCGCTTGTTGCCCACCATACCACCGACTGAAGGGGAGTAGAAGCCGCTGCCCCCAAGGCCCGAGTTCCATCCGCTATTCCAGAGTGTGGCAGTCTTCGCAGGCGCGCTGATGAGTCTGCGCTTCGGGACGTCACAGGTGCCACAAACAACCTCGACCTCCTGACTGCGCTGCCAGGACATGTAGTGGTCGGACACACCTTTACACGTGTCACACTTGTACTCGTAGCAGGGCATCAGGCACCACCGATGACGGTTGAGACCGTGGCTTCAGGAGTTGCGACAGGCGCAGTCTCGGTTGAGGTCGGTGCTGCGGGAGGGGCTTCGGCGGAGAAGGTGACTGGAAGTTCGAAGAGGCGGATGATCTCATCCTTGATGGCAGCCGCACCAACACCGAGACCGGTGAGCACAGGGAGGAGCTGCATGATCTGCTGCTTGCGGACCATGTCAGTCATCGGAGTGGATCCACCATCGGTGGCGTAGAAGGTCCAGTCGGCATCGATCTTCTGGGAGGTAAGGATCTTGGCACCATCCCCGGTGGCAACAACAAGGCGCTCACTGTCATCGATGAGTGGCAGCAGCATCCTGATGTAGAGGAGGACCGCAGCTTCGATGGTTGAGTCACGGTCACGAGCCATCTTACCGAGCTCGCTTGCCGTGTACTGCATGAGGGCTGTCACCTCAGTCGCGGTGGCACGACTTGCCTCACCACGTGTGAAGCCCGCAGTGAGTGAGCCCTTCTGCAGGTCGGCCTCAATGTAGTTGAGATAGGCAGCGTGGTTCGAGCTGATGGGCACCACTGGGACAACATCGATGAGACCGGTGATGGTATCGTTGTCAACTGGAATCATGGCACCATCGATACCGCTTG